TGTCAAGAAGGCTCTCAAGCCAGAGGAGGAGTTGGTATTCGTGTTCCAAAACCCCAACAACAGAATGCCAGCAGCAACCAAGCGCAAAGACGGAAGCTACTACTGCATGTCAGACTGGGCAGAGCGGAACGGATTTGATTGGTACACTCCAAAGACTTTACCGCAGGAGTGGACGCAATGACTAGACACCTGATCATACCTGACACACAAGTAAAACCGGGAGACAACTATGAACATCTTCGATGGGCCGCTAGGTACGCTGTTGCTACTAAGCCTGACGTTATTATCCACCTTGGTGATCATTGGGATATGCCAAGCCTTTCCAGTTACGACGTAGGTAAGAAGTCCTTTGAGGGTCGGCGCTACTCTGAGGACGTACAGGCTGGTAACAAAGCTATGGCTGCGTTCATGGACGTTATCAAGGCAGAGCAAAAACGATTGCGCAGTAACAAGAAGACAGTATGGAAGCCACGCCTAGTCTTTACGATGGGCAACCACGAGCAGCGCATTGAACGTGCAGTAGAGAATGACGCAAAGCTTGAAGGGCTGATGAGCTATGATGACTTGGCGCTGAAGGGCTGGGAGGTACATCCCTACCTAAAGCCAGTGGTCATTGATGGTGTAGCGTACTGTCACTACTTCACCAGTGGTGTCATGGGCAGACCTGTTTCGTCAGCGAAGCTACTGCTACAGAAGAAGCACATGAGTTGTGTGATGGGTCACGTTCAAGACAGGGACATCGCTTTTGATCGCGACGCATCAGGTAAACGTATGACTGCCCTGTTCGGCGGTATCTTTTACCAACATGATGAAGAGTACCTTAACCCACAAACTAACGGTAGCTGGGCTGGGCTGTGGATGTTCAATGAAGTAGACAACGGTGCGTTTGACGAGATGCCTATCAGCATGACGTACCTTCGGAGGCGGTATGGCACGGACGTTTGACGAAATGCTTGAGCTTATAGCAGACAATATAGATGAGATAACACTGCTTGAAGTTCTTGAGATAAACTCTTATGATCTTGTAGCCAACTTTCAAGATAAGATTTACAAAAACATCGACAAGTTTAACGGATTGGAGGACGAAGTAGATGACAACTAAAAGTGATCGCAACCTTTCAATAGACTCAGCATCACCACGAGAATGGGACACAGTAGCAAGTAAGCTGTACCACCCCGCTGACATACCTGCTGGGTTTAAGCCTGACGAGTACGTGGTACGCAACGGTGTCAAGACTTGGACTAAGGAGTCCTGTCCTGTGGAGCGCCCAGACCACTACAACACAGGAGCCATTGAGGCCATCGAAGCTATACGTGCATCTATGGATGCTGATCAGTACTTCGGTTATCTCAAGGGTAACGTGATGAAGTACCTGTGGCGCTACGACTACAAAGAAAAACCTGTTGAGGATCTACGCAAGGCTGACTGGTATCTTAATAGGTTGATTGATGCATTGATAGAGGATAACCAATGAACAAGTATGACGCAGAGCAGACCATATACTACACATTCTTAATTGTCCTGTTAGTGTTTAACGTAACGTGGCTAATGTCGGAGTTCTTATGAAGGTAGTTCAAGGTGAGTTCGGTAAAACCAAGGAGGCTGTCAAGGCGTCTGACTTGTTTCAGTCTTTGGCTGACGCAGTAGATGAGATGGAAGAGGAAGGCATAGAAGTCAAGACAGCTATCGTTATCTTCAGTGACAGTAAGGTGATGCAAGTTGTCAGCAATGATGGCTATCCAGATTCTACGCACATGCTGTTAACGATGGGAGCACAATCAGTTATGTTAGAAACTTTAGGGTACGGAGGAGAAGAATAGATGGACGCATATCAACAGTACATACACAAGTCACGGTACGCACGTTACATACCAGAGAAGCAACGCCGTGAGACTTGGGAAGAAACAGTGGGCAGGTACGTAGACTACTGGGGTGACAAGCTGCCTGAGGCTGACGCTAAGGAGGCGCGTAAAGCCATTGAGAACCTAGAGGTAATGCCTTCGATGAGGGCGTTGATGACTGCGGGTGACGCTCTTGATCGTGACAACGTAGCAGGGTTTAACTGTAGCTACATGCCTATTGATCACCCTAAAGCGTTTGATGAAATGATGTACGTTCTAATGTGTGGCACAGGTGCGGGATTCTCAGTAGAACGACAATACATACAGAAGTTGCCAGAGGTAGCAGAGGACTTCCATGAAACCGACAGTGTTATACACGTATCAGACTCAAAAATTGGCTGGGCCAAAGCGTACCGAGAACTCATCGCTATGCTCTATAGTGGTCAAGTTCCAAAGTGGGACGTTTCTGGAGTACGGCCTTCGGGTGCACCCCTCAAGACATTCGGAGGTAGAGCTTCTGGGCCAGAGCCTCTTGAAGATCTGTTCCGGTTCACCGTTGACATCTTTAGGGCCGCTGCTGGACGCAAGCTCAGTAGTGTCGAATGCCACGATGTATGCTGTAAGATTGCACAGATCGTTGTCGTGGGCGGGGTCAGACGAAGTGCCCTTATCGGTCTCAGTAACCTTACAGACGACAGAATCCGACGAGCCAAGTCAGGACAGTGGTGGATAGATAATCCTCAGCGTGGTCTAGCAAACAACAGTGCGTGTTATACAGAGAAGCCCGACTTCGAGGCGTTCCTAAACGAGTGGACAAGTTTATATGAGTCAAGGTCAGGTGAACGAGGTATGTTCTCTAGAGTCGCAAGTCAAAAGCAAGCTGCAAAGAACGAGCGACGAGATGCTACCTATGATTTTGGAACTAATCCATGTTCCGAGATTATCCTCAGACCTTATCAGTTCTGTAACCTATCAGAAGTTGTTGTCAGGCCAGCCGATACGCTGTCAGACCTCAAACGAAAGGTACGTGTTGCGACTATCCTTGGAACTCTACAAGCTACGCTGACGAACTTCAGGTATCTACGTAAGATATGGGAGACTAACACAAAAGAGGAAGCTTTACTGGGCGTGTCCTTGACGGGTATCATGGATCACCCAGTGCTATCCGGGAGGGAAGACAGTGACAAACTTAAGAAGTGGCTTAAGGCGTTACGTGAAGAAGCTGTGGCTACGAATAAGATCCACGCTGATCGACTTGGGATTAACGCTTCTACTGCTATTACTGCTGTTAAGCCCAGTGGTACTGTTAGTCAGCTTGTGGACTCTGCTTCGGGCATTCACCCCAGATTCTCAAGACACTACATAAGGCGCGTTCGAGGTTCCTCTGACGATCCGTTGTGTGCAGTGCTGGAGGCTGCTGGTGTCCCTGTAGAGAACGATGTTATGTCACCCAACACTAAGGTGTTCAGCTTTCCTATGGAGGCTCCTGACTGCGCTGTGTTGGCGTCAGACATGGGTGCTATGGAACAGCTAGAGTTGTGGGAGATCTATCAGGACTACTGGTGTGAGCACAAGCCATCAATGACCTGCTACTACCGCGACGATGAGTTCTTAGAGGTAGGACAGTGGCTGTACAACAAGTTCGATAAGATCAGTGGTATAAGTTTCTTACCGTACAGTGACCACAACTACCAGCAAGCGCCCTATGAAGCTATCGACAAGTCAACGTATAACAAGTTATGCAAAGACTTTCCGAAAGACTTTAGTTGGGACATAGAAGAAGCCAGCGACATGACCGAAGGATCACAGCAACTGGCTTGTACTGGTAACAACTGTGAACTCTAGTCGAACACGGCCTTAAGAGTCTTGCCCACTACTGGAAGAGCATATATTGTTTCATCCGGTAGTGGGTCACCTTTAGTTACTACGTCAGCCATGTCCTCAAGAACAGCAGCAGGTAACGTTGCAGCAAACGGAGGGAATATGTTAGCCATCATAGCCTGTCCGGGATCTTCCATGAACTTAGCATAACCGTAATCGTTAGCGCCCATCGCTCCAAACGTAAGAACAGAACCTACCTGATACAATGCACCTACCGCAGCCTCTTGTGGGTCTGGTGCTTCTCCTTTCAAAACTTGCCGCGCCTCGTTGACCACACCGTAGCCCCCGCCAGATATAACAAGATACTTCATGGCGTTAGTCAGCGCCTCTTTCTTGTTACCCTTCTTCCATTCGTTAAAGATTCTACGCTCCATCAAATCAAACTGCTTGATAGCAAAACCCTTCAGCATGTAGAACAGCCTAGCGTTGGGGTTAGCAAGTCCGTAACTTGTCTGAGCGGCTGCGTTGATTGGCTGTAGTTTAAACAGGTCAAACATAACCATGTCACGCACAAGCTCACTGTCTGTGTTACCGCTGGCTATGTCTCTACGTAACTGATCAAGCTCTCCCTTGCTGAATGTGTACTGCCACTTAGAATCAAACTCGCCGCTTCTAATATCTTGACGCGCCTTTCTAAATGAAGCACCCATGATCTTACTTTTACCAAACTTGTCAAGACCAGAAAACCCGGAAGCTTTCATAGACCATTGAAGCAGGTCGTCGCTGCCCTTAACAATCTTATCTATGAAGTCGCTACCTAATACTTTCTTGTCACCTCTGACAGCCTTGCGTACAAATTCACCGTAAACTTGCTGCGCCAGTCCCACGTCTTCTGCTGTGAATCTGATACCGCTCTTACCAAACACAGACTTAAGCACATTGCCTACACCAAACTCAAACGCTGCGTTGAACAGATCGTGTACATTCATTAACGCGCCGTAAGGGTTAGCGATAGTACCTACGTAGCCTAGATTACGTACAACGTCAAGCTCTTGAGCCATGCCGCGCTGTGCGTTTACACCTAAGTCATCAAGTATTTCTACTGCGTTCTTAATCTGTAAGTCAGAGTAGCCTTCACGCTTTAACGTTTCAGTAATTACTTTTTCATCAAACAACTTAAACGATTGCTGCTCCATCTTAGCAGCGGCGTCATAGACTGACAGCTTCTTAGCGTCAACCTTCTTACGCAGTGAAGACGTAAGAGAAGTGTACACACTAGCTTCCATTAACGTCATGCTTTCATTGTCAACAGCTTTCTGCAAGCGCTTAGGTAGATCGTCATACGCCATCTCTGCAAACACAGGCTTACCTGACGTTCTAAATCCTAACTGCTTACCTAGCTCCATGCGCGTTAATGTTTCGCGCTGCCAACGCCAGTGAGAATCAAATATGTTTTCGTAAGTGTTCTGCTTGTCAAGAGGCTTTGCTCTTTCCTCTTCCATAGAGCGTCGAAGTCTGTCTTTGCTGGCTGCGTCTTCTGTCTTACCTGCTGCTCTGGCTCTGTTAACACGTAAGCTAACGTCTTCAGCAGCAGCCTTAGTGCTTGAGTGCATCCAGATAGGCGACAACTCTCCTGACGTTACTTCTCTACGATAGCGTGAGTTAAAACCT